TAGTACTGCTAATAGACTGGTGGGAACACTCTTGGGTCCTTGATTACCAAGCCAACAAAAAGAAGTATTTGGAAAATCAATGGAAAATAATCAATTGGGATGCTATTGTAACCAGGTTATAAAATAAACCTTGACAGAACTCCTTGTCTAGTGTATACTTACTTACAAGGAGATTTTTTATGGGCAAAGCATTTGGAGCGCCTGAGCAGGCCAAAATTAAACAGATCGTTGCAGAGGGCATGACCGTTATGCAGGAAATTCAAGACCTTCAAGAAGGATTGAATGATACGATCAAAGCAGTGGCAGAAGAACTGGAAGTCAAACCCAGTGTAATCAAAAAAGCAATCCGTATTGCACAAAAAGATCAATGGGATAGCGTTTGGCAAGAGTTTGATGACCTAGAAACTATCGTAGACATCAGCGGTCATTCACATCGTCGCACTGATGAATGATATTGTAACAAATATTTTTAAATGGATTAGAGATGACTATAGAGCATACCCTCTTCGTTTTATCGTGGAAACTACGGCTTGGTTTCTATCTATCTCGTGTGCGATTGCTATGGCGCTCACTGTCCCTAATCCGCCTCTTATTATCTTGTATCCTATTTTTATTTGCCAGTGTTGCATGTATGCTTGGGCTAGCTATAGCCGTAGATCTTTTGGCATGTTGGCAAACGCAGCTCTGCTAGTCACAATCGACAGTGTGGGGCTAATTAGGATGATAAATAATTTATGAGTAAGGTTAGATCAGCCAAAAATGATCATGTTGGTATGTGCAGGCCGCAAATTGCATAAGGAGAATTAAAATGAGTTACGTAGACGCACGATGGGATCGTGAGAAAGACATCGTTCAAGTTGTTGAACGCGATCCAAAAAAAGGTAGGATCTATCAAGACTACCAAGCAAAATACATGTTCTATTACCCAGACCAACGGGGCAAATTTAGATCCATTTACGGCGAAAGTCTTAGCAAAGTCACAGCACGTAGTTGGAAGGAATTTGTGAAAGAACAAAAAATACATTCCAGTCACAAGCTATATGAAAGTGACATCAACCCAGTATTTCGATCTCTAGAAGAAAACTATCTAGGTCGTGATGCTCCAAATCTAAATGTAGCATTTTTCGATATTGAGGTAGACTTTGATCCTGAGCGCGGATATAGCACTCCGGAAGATGCGTTCATGCCAATTACTGCCATCGCAGTCCATTTGCAGTGGATGGATACCCTAGTATGTCTTGCTATACCTCCAAAAACATTGACCATGGAGCAGGCGAAGGAACAGGTAAAAGACTTCCCCAATACCATACTATTCGAAACAGAACATGAAATGCTTGAATCATTTCTAGATCTAATCGAGGATGCGGACGTATTGAGTGGTTGGAATTCAGAGGGATATGATATTCCTTATACCGTAAATCGCGTTACACGAGTGTTGAGTAAAGAAGATACTCGTAGATTTTGCCTCTGGGATCAGTTTCCTAAAAAGCGCGAATACGAAAAATATGGCAAGGATGCTGTCACATATGATCTAGTTGGTCGCGTACACTTGGACAGTTTGGAATTGTACAGAAAGTACACATACGAAGAACGTCATAGCTATAGACTGGATGCCATCGCTGAATATGAACTTGGCGAAACTAAAACAGTCTATGAAGGCACACTGGATCAACTGTATAATAATGACTTTAGAAAGTTCATCGAATATAATAGACAAGACTGTGCGCTACTAGACAAGCTGGATAAAAAACTAAAATTCATCAGTCTTGCGTCAACTGTCGCACATGAAAATACTGTGCTGTTACAGACCACAATGGGTGCCGTTGCTGTTACTGAGCAGGCTATCGTAAATGAAGCACATCACCGTGGACTTATTGTACCCAGCCGACCCAAGCGAGATGAAGATGCAAACAATCAAGCAGCAGGTGCATATGTAGCATATCCCAAGAAAGGACTGCATGATTACATTGGCAGCATGGACATTAATAGTCTGTATCCATCAGTCATTCGCGCATTGAACATGGGTCCAGAGACTATCATTGGACAGTTGCGTCAAGATTATACTAAAGCAGAAATTGATGCAAAGATAGCCAAAGGGGCAGGATTTGCCGAAGCATGGGAGGGCAAGTTCGGCAGCAATGAATACGAATTTGTCTTCAATCAAGATCGTGCCAATGACATAATCATCGATTGGGAAAACGGCAAAACTGATGTTATGAGTGGGGCCCAAATATATGACCTAATTTTTAATACTGGCAAGCCGTGGATGCTCAGTGCCAACGGTACTATTTTTACATACGAACGAGAAGGTATCATTCCCGGACTACTCAAGCGTTGGTATAGCGAACGCAAGGAAATGCAGGCCAAACTCAAAGAAGCAATCAAAGCGGAGAATAAAATTGAAGAAGAATACTGGGACAAAAGACAGCTGGTTAAAAAGATTAATCTTAATAGCCTATATGGTGCTATACTTAATGCTGGCTGTAGGTTTTTCGATAATCGTATTGGTCAGTCAACTACACTTACCGGACGCGGGATCGCAAGGCATATGGCTGCTAAAATCAACGAGGTAATAACCGGCGAATACGATCATGTGGGTAAAGCCATTATATACGGCGATACAGACTCGGCCTACTTCAGCGCATATAACAGTCTAAAGAACGACATCAATAAAGGACTAATCCCGTGGGATAAAAGCACAGTAGTACAACTGTACGATACTGTTGCTGAAGAAGTAAATTCCACATTCCCGCAATATATGTTGGATGCATATCATTGTCCAAAGTCGCGCGGTGATGTTATCAAAGCAGGGCGTGAAATTGTTGCTGTCAAAGGCCTGTTCATTACCAAGAAGCGTTATGCTGTATTGTATTATGACAAGGAAGGCAAGCGTACTGATATAGATGGTAAGAATGGTAAAATCAAGGCCATGGGATTGGATCTCAAGCGCAGTGATACTCCAGAATTCATGCAGAAGTTTTTAGAAGAGGTTTTGACCAAAGTGCTAAATGGCGCTGAAGAAAAGGACATTCTAGAAATGATCAGCGAATTTAGAACTGAATTTAAATCCCGGCCGGGCTGGGAAAAAGGCAGTCCCAAACGTGCTAACAACATCGCCGAATATCAAGAAAAAGAAAACAAAGCAGGCAAAGCAAACATGCCCGGACATGTCCGTGCCAGCATCAACTGGAATACATTGAAGCGCATGAACGGTGACAAGTACTCTATGCAAATCGTAGATGGAATGAAAGTTATTGTTTGCAAAGTCAAATCTAATCCACTAGGGTATACCAGCATCGCATATCCTGTAGATGAATTGCGTTTGCCAAAATGGTTCCAAGATCTGCCATTTGATCACGCTGAGATGGAAGCTGTTATTATCAACAATAAGATTAAAAATCTTATCGGTGTGTTGGACTATGATTTGGATAGTACCACGCAATCTAGTACATTCAATAATTTATTCAGCTTTGACTGAAATAGTTGTTGACTTTTTACCTTAACCTAAATAAACTTATACAAAGGAAATTTATCATGCAAGACTTATTAAAAGATATCGTATCACACACAAACAAACTAGGCTTTTTAAACATTGTCAAAATCACTGGCACAGATGAAAAGACACTGATTGACAGCATGGCTGAAGATCGTACTGTCATCATGTATGCAGAGACTGCAAATCCATATCCGCAAATTACTGGAACATTCGGTATGCCGCAATTGGAAAAATTGCGTTATCTGTTAGACGGTGCAGAATACAAAGAAGATGCTAAGATCGAAGTCGTTACTGCACAGAGAAACGGTGAAACGTTGCCAGTCGGTCTTCACTTTGAAAACAAAGATGGCGACTTCAAGAACGACTATCGTTTTATGAATCAAGAAATTATCAACGAAAAACTTAAGACAGTTAAATTCCGCGGAGTTAACTGGCATGTGGAAGTTGCACCCACATTGAGCTCAGTACAGCGTTTCCAATTCCAAGCTGGCGCTAATACAGAGCACACCACATTTGTTGCAAAAACTGATGGTGACAAGCTGGTGTTTACATTTGGCGACCAAAGCACACATGGTGGCGAGTTTATATTTTCCACAGGTATCACAGGTAAAATTACCAAAGCATGGACATGGCCTGTGTTGCCAGTATTGAGTATTCTAAAAATTGCAGATGCCAACAATGCTAAGATGAGTTTCAGCAATGACGGCGCTATGCAAATCGAACTTGACAGCGGCATTGCCACTTACCAATATATCATCCCAGCAATGCCATGATCAAAGGTTTAATGGGTAAGGGATGCGTTGTTGTTGAAGGTGGGAATACTTCGCTACCTTACATTTCTATGAATACTGAAAATCCCATTCAAGGAATGATTCGTATATGGGGCACAGATTTGCAAGTGTTTAGCGGCATTGGTTGGTCGACAATACCTTCAAGTTACGCAACTGCCGAGCTCGATACTGAAACGATAATGTTGTTAGAATGGGCAAGGAAAAAGAAACGTGAAGAAGAAATGCTATCAACTTACTCACATACCCATCCTGCTGTTAATCTTGCCAAAGAAAATATAAATCGCGTTAAACAAGAATTGAAACGAGCAGAAGAACAATTAAAAATAACAGAGATATTAAGTCAAGATGAATAAACCACCAGTAAATTTAACTCCCTTACAAAGAGATTATGCGATATATCTTCCAGCTATAAGTAGTTTTTATGGAACATATATTGCTAAACAACGATTAGAAAAGTTTATCCCCGATGATCGTATTCCTAAAGGATTTGATCGCGGTGTTGAGGGAATGAATTTCCTAAACGAAGAACAAGGATACTTTACTTACAAATATGGTCTGTATTCTGCAGGACATGCTACACTTGATCTAAATAAAACTATGACCAAGGAAAGTATGATACAGCAAAGA